TCATCCCATATTACAGAGATTTGGTTTTATCAGCATAATGAAGTTAAACGTAGAGTCCTGGAGTCACTAGTTGACACAGCGCGTACGGCTTGGAGAACAGGTAAGAAAATTAACTATGTAACAGATGACTTAGGAAGACAGATGTTAAACATAGATGGTAATGAGTTCTCTAATACGCAATACGGAGTATTTGTTGGTAATACTGCTAAAGATAATATGGCATTAGAATCAGCTAAGAGCTTGTTACAAGCAGGTATACAATCTGATAAGGTATCTTTATCTGAAGCTATTGGTGTACTTAATTCTGATTCATTATCTGATATTAGAGTTTCATTACAAGAAGGAGAGGAAAGAACTATAAAACGTCAAGAACAAGCTACACAATCAGCTCAAGCATCTGCTGAAAACATAGCTAAACAAAACGCTCAGACTGAGCAGGCTAAGATGGATTTAGATCGTGAGAATAATATACGTGATAACCAAACTAAATTAGATATAGCATTCAAACCTGAAGCACCTGAGTTTCCTGAGGTCCAGGATAACTCATTAGAGATACGTAAGCTTGACCAAGCTCAAAGTCAACACAAAGATAAAATGAGACTTGATGAAGAAAAGAATAAAATAGCTCGTGATAAAATTGAACAAGATTTAGGTTTAAAGCGAGAAGATTTAAAAATAAAGAAGAAAGCGGCTAATAACAAACCGGCTCCATCTAAATAAAAGCTATAAGAGGAGACTTCGATATTAACATTTATAAATAATTAAAAAAGAATTTGATTTATATTAACTAATTTTGTAAACATGACAGATATAAAGAGTAACAGTACCGGATTAAACATGATGAATATGAACATCGGAAATGGAGCAACTGAAATAGAAACTTCAGAAGCAGGTGGAGAAGTGATTGATCCAAAAGCAATAGCAGAAGCTATTAGTAATGAAGCGAAAGCTGAAGATAATTTAGGATTAGAAATAGAAACCGAAGTAACACCAAAAGAAGATGATCTTACTATCGAGTCTAATGATAATCCTGACGATAATGATACTCCAGCTGAGGAGGCTAAACCGGAAAATAAAGCAGTGGAAGAAAAGCCAACTGAAGAAACACCGGCAACAGAAGAAGAAGACGAAGGAACATTTAGAGTATTAGGAGAGCACTTCTATAATGAAGGAATCTTAGATGGATACTCTGATGAAATGGAAAATACTCCTGAAGCATTTCAGGAAATGATTGAGTCAACAGTTCAGAAAGGAATAGATGACTATAAAAGTAGCTTAAATAACCCTATATCGAAGCAGTTCTTAGATTATATCGAAGACGGTGGAGATCCAGGACAATTCATACAACTCGTATCCGGACCTGATTATACACAGGTAACGCCCGAGTTTCTAGAAGAGAACGAAGCTACACAAAAGCAGATTTTGAAAGCCTACTATATGAATCAAGGTGAAAGCCAAGAGGATGCAGAGGAAACAATACAAGCTTTCGAAGATGCAGGGACACTAGGAAAGAAATCTAAAGTTGCTTTAGATAAACTCCAAAAGTCTCAAGTAGAACATAGAGCTGGAGAAGTAAAGAGACAACAGCAAGCTGCTGCTGAGCAGAAAGCTAAAGTTGAGGAATACATCACTGCTCTTAAAGATGATATAAGTGGTAGAGAGGAGATCGCAGGATTTAAACTTTCTAAGAAGGATAGAGCAGGTCTTTTTGATTACATTACCAAAGTAGACCCTAAAACTAACCAGACAAAGCTACTAACGGATTCACAAGATCCAGAGAAACAATTATTAATGGCATTCTTTTATAAGAATAATTTTAAGTTCGATAAGTTAGCCAAACAAGTAAAATCGGACACAACAAAAACGTTGATGGAGAAACTAGGAAGAACTACGGATTCAGCAACAAAACAAAAGTCTAGGAAAAGAACCCCAGCTCCTAAAACGGAGATAGGAAGTTTTAACTCTAGCGTTTTGAAAAACAGTTTAAAATAATAACAATAACTTAAAATAATTTAATGGGAGCAGTAAATAACCTACAATTAAATAAGACTAAGTGGCATTCTGGATTAACTTTACAGAATCACTTGTCTCAAGCGTTCTTAACAGAACCTGAAACTGTATCTACGATGGTTGCAAGAATCTTCGGAAGAGCAGGAATGAACCCTATTCAGTACTTAACTGATGGAATGGGAAGAAAGAAAGAATTAACTAACCGTGAATACGATTGGTATTTACAAGGTGATGATGAGAAAGCTATTGAGGTAGTTTCTTTTGATGGTGGTATTACACCAACTACACCAGGTTTAAACAGACAACCGTTTACTATTGTATTCGCTGAAAAATGGTTTGCTAATCAAGAAGTACTTGTTGCTGATGATAGAGACTATAGAGTAAGAGTACAAGAGGATCCTTATTACAATGGATCAGGATGGGAGTACGTTGTAAGAATGACTGGTAATGATGTAACAGCATTCATTGATCCAGCAATGTTACAGCCAGGTAGACAATTCTCGAAAGAGTACACTACTGTACCAGAAATGTCTGTTGGTGGAAACACTACTTTCAGTTCTCCATTCCAAATGAGAAATCATTTAACTACTTTAAGAAAAGGATACAAAGTATCTAGATCTGCAGCTACTGACGTATTAGTGATTAACTTGAAAGACCCTGAGTCTGGAGAAGAGACTTCATTATGGACACGTTACGCTGAATGGGAAGCAATGGCACAATGGTACAAAGAGGTTGAAAGATCTTTATGGTACTCTACTTATTCTAATAACGCACAAGGTGTTACTGATATGGTTGGAAACAACGGATTACCAGTATACGAAGGAGCAGGAATTAGAGAGCAAATTGCACCAGCTAATAAGAGAACTTACACTAGTTTAACTGAAGACATCATCAGACAGTTCTTAATTGACCTATCTTATAATGTAACTCCAGAGTCTAGTAGAGAGTTTATCTGTTTCACGGGTGAGTTCGGATTCGATGAGTTCGACAAAGCTATGAGAGCAGCAGCTTCACAATTTACACTTATCGATTCTGTGTTTGTTACTGGTTCAGGTCAAGAGCTTGGATTAGGTGGACAGTTTAAGACTTACGAAGGTCTTAACGGAACTAGAATCACTCTTAAGCACTTACCGTTGTATGATAACCAAGTTATCAATAGACAGTTACATTACAAAACTGCGAGACCAATCGAATCTTATAGATTTACTATATTAGATTTTGGTATCCACGGTGGAGAATCTAACATTGTTAAGTGTTACAAGAAAGACTCTGAAATGGTATTATGGCATACTGCAGGTTCTGTTGATCCTTACGGAAATACAGCTAAGTCAGTATCTACTATGAGATCTAACAACGAGGATGGGTACGCTGTACACATGCTTTCAGAGTGTGGTATCATGATTAAGAATCCACTAGCTTGTGGTGAATTAGTTTGTGTAGCAACTAAATAATTAAAACTAGGGGGAGATTAAGTTCTCCCTCTTTTTATAACAATCATTAATAAATATTATGGAACAATCAATAGTAGTAAAATCATTAAATAAACCAAATTGGGCTAGAATGCCTAGATACAATAAGTGTCACGATCACTTTGTGGCGCACATTAATCGTACAGGTTATATAACAGGTATAGACGAAAAAGAACAAAGAAGATTAGAAAAAGCATTAGGATACGATATAGGGACATTAGCTCCTCACTCTCAGTTTTGGAAAGAGTATGCAATCCCTATGACTGATAGAGATCTTCGATTAGATTTAACAAACCCAAAAGATCAATTAGATTATTATTTGATCAAAGCGGATCCTAGGGTAGCAAACTCTGTAAATGAATTAGCAAATTGGCCTAAAGCTGAATATGTAGTTCATGATGAAGAAGAGAATGCTAGAAAAGAGAACTTAGAGATAGATAACGAAGCAAGAGCTATCCATGATTATATGGAGCTATCATCTAACGAGAAGAGAAACTATTTAAAACTAATGGGGAAACACTCAGGTTCTATGAGTGATGCTAGAGTAGTAAATATACTATTTAAGATAGCTAAAGAAGACCCAACAGAGTTTAATAGAATATCTGATCTCCCAGGAGCTAAGACAATGATATTAATCTACGATTTAATAGAGAAGGGTATTTTAACCGTTCGTGGTGGAATTTATTACTACAATGATATGTCTCTTGGACATGGTGAAACTGATACTGCTGCTTTCTTAGACAGTAACAAGAACCAAGATTTAAAGATTACTTTAAAAGGTAAACTAGATAAATTGAATAAAGAAGAAAAAGAAGAAGCTTAATGACCGTTGCCGAAATGCATACAGCAGTAAAGATCTTAGTAGATAAGATAGATTCTTTAGCATATCCTAATTTAGAGGATAATGAGATAGACTTCTTTCTTAATAAGGAAATGGAAAGATTCATCAAGCATAGAGCTGATGGAGCCTTAGCTAAGAATAGAGGGTTTGAAGAGACTCAAAAGAGAATGGATGACCTTCGTAATATAACGAAGCACATAGCTCTTACAGCTGATGCGGCAACTTCTAGTAATAAGCCTAATAGTTATTTTGTAACACTCCCATCAACGGTGTCCGATACATATTGGTTTGCTGTTAATGAGGAGGTTACATTAATAAAGAAAGACTGTGATGGTATAGAAATCAATAGCGGAGATATCACTACCGGAACCCAGTACATAGTGACTGAAGGAACCGTTACATATCACGATATTGTTTATACTGAAGGTCAAACATTTACTGGGATAACTGGTGATGTAAATGGTTCTCCTTATGAACTTAATACTTATATAGGTACAGGTACCGTATATGAGACTGAAATAGTAAGAGCTGAGGTTAAACCTTTACAACACGATGATTATAACAAGACTATTAAAGATCCTTTTAACAAGCCTGTTGTAAACTCACAGTTTAAACAAGTAAGAAGAATGCAACTTGCAGGACAAATGGAAATTATACTGCCTGATGGTGACTACTATATATCTGAATATATATTACGTTATATTAGGAAACCAGTCCAAATTTCATTAATTTCGTCTGTAGATTGCGAACTAGCTGATCACACTCATCAAGAGATTATCGACATGACTGTGGCCACTATATTAGAAACAATCGAGTCTGGTAGATACCAGACAAATTTAAACGAGCTTAAAAAGCTTGAATAAATAATTTTAACAATCTAAATAACCTAAATTATTAAAAATGGTAAGAGATGTAATAACACATTTATTGTTTGCAGAGGATGTAGCTCAAGATGCTACCGGTGTTGCAGACATCGACGCAGGAGAAATCTTGTTCATTGACAAGGGTGGAAACCCATTGAACGCTGCGGCTTTAACAAACCTTGGAGGAGATGAGATCTTCTACATCGTTGAAGGATTAAGAGGGAATAACTTAAGTCACATAGTTAGCCCTAGATTAACAAAGAATAGTATAACTGCTCATAGAGGTACAAGTTATGCAGCTGATATCCAACAAGTATCATACATTGGAGACAATGGATCTACTGGAGATATCAACGCGGCTAACAGTACTGAATATATGATGACAGTATCTTTTATATATGATAAAGATATCTACTCTCAAAGAAACGGAGTAAGACGTTATAACTACACATCTGATGCTTCTGCAACTGGTGCTGAGATTATGAACGCATTCGTTGCTTTAATGAACGCTGATGCTGAGTTCTCTAGACAAGCAGTTGCTGCAGCTGAGACTGGCGGAGGTAACAGTGGAATCTCTATTACTGGATTAGCTCAACCTGTATCTGATTTAGATAACCCTCCTTTAGTTAACTTTAAAATTAACTTAGAGGAAGGATTCGATGCAACTACAGGCGTTGATGAGTACGGTTACTTATATGTTAATGGTGCAGCTTTAGTAGCTGGAGCATCAGTAGCTCCAACTCCAGGTTCTGGAACTTATGCTAAATTAAAGGCACAAGAGAGAAATGGATTAGGATACACTGCAGGACAAACTAACCACAGAAAATTCCCTGTTGTTGGCCCTGACGCTAGAGTATCTGCTACAGGTACATACGATACATACGTTATCGATTACTTCAATGAGCATGAAAGTGGAGAAATAGGATTAGGTGCAAAGCGTAAAGCTGCGGGCCAAATTATTATCGCGAATAACATTACTACAACAGTTAATAATACAACTACAGCTTTAGAAGCTGAATTGTTTGCTATTACAGGAGTAGCTGTTAATCTTTAATATATAGAATAATGGTACGTAAATTTACATTAGACGGGACAACTCAATCAGCGATTGGAACCCACAGATTAGGTACATTACCAATGGGAGCTACTATTAAGCAAGCTTACATTGATGTAGATACAACATTTACTTCAGCAACAGATGCAGCTACTATAGCACTTGGTTATACAGGAGCAACAGGAGCTTTTGATGCAGCTATTGCTATCTCTGATGGGGGTAACCCGTGGGATGCAGCAGCTCCAAGAGTTTCAGTAGGAGCAGCAGATAACGCTGTTGGTAACTTTATCGAAATAGGAGCAGCGTCAGTAGACGTAGTTGCAGTAGTAGCCGTAGAGGCTCTTACAGCAGGTGTTCTTGAGTTAGTTATCGAATATGATGTATAATCATAAATAACCTTAAACCTAGAAAGGGAGGATGAACTTATATTCTCCTCCCTTTTTATTTTAATCTAAAACAATGGCAGTAGAAGTTAAATTTACAATATGCGAAGAGTCTAATTGCGAGTCAATTAACTTTCGTGAATTAACAGGAGCTTATAATGCTTCAACAAATACAACAGGATGGGGAGCACCTAATGAAGTAGTAGGAGATGCAGTCTCGGCCACATTAGTACTTAAAAGCCCTTCAGGAGTAACTTATTCTTCTATAGATATGTTAGCACTTAGCTATCCTACTGTAGATTCATTTGCCCAAACAGAGATCCTGGCATCAACAGTTGATTCAAGTTTAACTACATTCGCTGATGGATTTTGGACTATAACGTATTCTGTAACAACAGGTACAACAACATACACTCAGACAAAGACATTTTTCTTGTATTGTGGGATTAAAAAAGAAGTATGCGCTCTAGTAGCTGCTATGCGTCTTTGCGATTGCGATTGCGATCCAGATAGTATCAATAGAACATTACAAGCACAATCTTACTTATACGCATTAGAGTATGCAGTAGGATTAGGAGATACGACTAGCGCATTAGAGCTATTTGATACTCTAGAAAATTTAATAAATTGTACAATATGCTAAACTAATATAATAATGTGCTTATGCGGAAATTGCTTAGACCCTTTTGTATTACCTAACGGTGCCGATGGTGCCGAAGGTGCTCAAGGTATTCAAGGACTTACAGGAGTAACTGGGGCAACCGGTGCTAATGGAACTAACGGATCAACCTGGCATACAGGAGTAGTACCACCTACAACAGAAGGTGTAGATGGAGATTACTACTTTGATTCTAATACAGGAGATATTTATGGGCCTAAAGCTGCAGGAGTTTGGGGTGCATCTATAATGAACATATCTGGAACTACAGGGGCTACAGGAGCAGCCGGAGCAGATGGATATAGCTTTATAAACGGATCAGGGGTACCAGGTGCAGGACTAGGTAATAACGGAGACTCTTATATAGATACAGGATCTGCAGGAGTAGACTTGTATACTAAGTCAGGAGGAGTATGGATAGATACAGGTATTGATTTAGTAGGTGCAACAGGAGCCGCAGGTACTAATGGTACAGATGGTTATAACTTCCTACAAGGAGTAGGAGTTCCAGGATCTGGATTAGGAAACAATGGAGATTCTTACCTAGATAGTGATACTGGAGATTTATATATAAAATCCGCGGGTTCGTGGACATTAACAGGAAACTTAATAGCAGGAAGCACAATGAGTCAATATAGCTTTATAGCAGATAAAACAGCAACGCAGAATATAGCAGCAGCAGGTGAAATAATTAGATTTGAGGACGACCTTAACGCTCCTTTCTTTGATACAAACAATGATTTCTTTATAGATCAATACATTGTACCTAAAGGGGGATTAACTATGAAGTTCGCATTAGATGGAGTACATGCGATACAAAATGGTGGTGCAACTACAATCGATCTTATGATAACAGTAGATGGTATAGAAGAAGTATCAACAGGTAACCAAGTAATAGGAGCAGCTTCTACTTACGTACCTTCATTAGTTACAGATTTCTTATCTTTAAATGCTGGGCAAGTAGTTAGAGTAGAAGTAAAAACTGAAAGTGGTGCAGGTACTTGTGATATGACATCAGGAAGATTTAGTAACTCATTTGCTTAATAGATATGAGTACTAACCTACCTACATATAATGCAAACGATCTATTCGTTAGACGTGCAGTAGCAGCCTCAGGTATAGTTAAACTAGCCGTGGTATTAGCTAAGCAAGCTCGTACTGGTTCAGTAGATATAGCTAAACAAAAGCTATTAGAGATGTGTACATCTCAATTCGAGTATATACGATCTTATCAAATACTGAAAGCATCAGCTTCTTCTCTATTCACACCTACAGGTAATACAGGAGCAGATGAAACAACTACACTGACTATTAACGGTGTAGTAGTATCAGATACCTTTACTGTAACAAGTGATAATCTAGTAACAGCAACTAACTTAGTAAATGCTATGAACTCTTATACATCTACACCGGAATATACTCCAGTGTTAGTGGGAAGTGAAGTTCATATAACAGCAGTTACTCCAGGGACTGGTTCAAATGGATATCTACCTATATATACATCAGTATCAGGAAACGTTACAAATGCAGCTTCTTACTTTCAAGGAGGTCAGGATGGTGTATTAGAAAGTAATAACTTAGTTACAGAAGCAACTTTAGAAGAAATATTAAACAATATCTCTGAAATTACAGGATGCGGGTATGCTCCTTTAGGGACAGTCTATACACCTGCATAATGAGCGTATTAGATAATAAAGTAAACTACCTTCTAAGGACTATAGGAAACTATAAGGCCCAATTCAATAACTATCCTCATGTTGCTGATGTGGATAAGTTATTAGCTAAGATTTACGATGATCTAGATAACATAAATAACGAAGTAAATGGACTCAACAACAGAACATTACAATACAAATATTACGAGGTTGTCTCGACAGCAAGCTCAGGCAACACAGTTACTGTACCAACAAATGGAACAATCCAACTCGATAAGTTCGGAACCTCCAAAGACGCCATTCTGTCAACAGTTGATGGAAACGGAAACGTTACCTGGGAATCCCCAGTTGATTCAGGAGGATCGATCGTTACTACGTCGATGGATGGATCAGGTACTTATGTATTTAGCTCGACCCCTACGGGAGCGAATGTGGCGATAATATATTGTCTTAATATATCTGTACTTAATGCAGTATCTTATATAAACACTAATTTTGTAATAGCAGAGACAGAGCTTAAACCAGATGAAACAAGTAATGTTATATTAGAGAATAGAATTATAGTAACACAAGATAATTACACAACAACAATAGGCGGAACTATAGACTCCTCAAAAGAGTATTTTATAGATGGGGTTATAGATTTAGGTACTACCCAAATAACAGTACCCTCTACAGGTATTTCTAT